ATCGGCGGTACGCTGACTGGTGCTGTTGAAATCGGTGAGGGCGGCGTTCTGTACAGCGATGACTTGATTGAGGATTTGGAGGAAAGCCTGAACGTTGAGCGTCTGAACAACAAGTACGACGCCTACTTGAACCAGCTGAAAGACCGTAAAAAGCAAGGCGCATTGGAGCTGATGGTCGGCACACGCTGGAACGTGCTTGACCCTCTTGGACGCATCCAGAACCAGTATGCAGACAACCCAAAGTACAGATTCCGGGTGATTCCTGCAGTGGATGAGAACGGACACAGCAACTTCAATTATGACTATGGCGTTGGATTTGACGATGCCTACTATGCCGATATGAAAGCCAGCATTGACGATGCAACATGGTGGGCGAAGTACATGGGCAAGCCCTATGTGCGTGAAGGTTTGCTGTTTCCTGCCGATGAACTGCGGTATTTCAACGGCGTTCTTCCTGATGGAGAGCCCGATCGCAAGCTTATGGTTATGGATATTGCATGGGGTGGCGGTGACTTCACCGCCTGTCCTATCGCCTATGTGTACGGGGATGCTGTGTTCATCCCAGACCTTGTGTTCAATAACGGCGATAAGACCGTGACCAGACCGGAAGTCGTGGGCAAAATCATCCAGCACAAAATCAACGTTGTGCGCGGTGAAGCCAACAACGGCGGTGACGAATACTGTGACGTGGTAGACAGCCAGCTCCGGCAGCAGGGCTATCATTGCTCTGTCCGCAGCCAGCGTGCTCCCAGTGGGCAAAGCAAGCTATCCAGAATCATCCAGTATGCGCCGGACATCAAACGGTTTTACTTCCTTGACGAAAAGCACCAGTCGAAAGAGTACAAGGCGTTCATGGAACAGGTGACAATGTTCACGCAGCTTGGCAAAGTTCCTCACGATGATGCACCGGACAGTCTGGCACAGCTTGCCGATGAATTGTATAACGGAATCAGCAAAATTGAGCCTGTCAAGAGGCCATTTTGATTAAAAACACAATATATTGTGTTCTCTGGGTCTATTTATTTGATTTCACCACTTGACAAGGTTTATAATGCACATAGGAAGTTTTGCAGCTTCCCTTAAAGGAATAGCTTGCACGCGGGGTTTTGTCATTTTACTCGCGTGCGTGTCAACAAGCATATTCCTCCTTTCACCGGTGGAGGTTTTCTCACTCTTTCGCCTTCACCGGGCTTTATATGTTGCGTTTCCGATTGATTGGGGAATGCCAGCCTGTCTCCCCCACGGCTGGCAAGCAACGGTTCGATTCCGTTACGCAGCACAACCAACTACCTAGCTTTGCATGGACTTATTCTCCAAAACCTCCACCGCTATTCCCGGCTCTCAATGTGATGTTTAGGCATGACATTGCAAAGAGCAGCGGTCAACCAATCAAGCCGGGTTTTTATGCTACATTAGCTTAGTATGGTTAGAGCACTCGGCTCATATCCGAGCATACATTGGTTCAAATCCATTATGTAGCACCAAAATTGCAGCCGACCCGTTGACTGTCCGTCAAACTGAATGTAAAGGCTGCAATGGTTTTCTTCGGGCGAAGAATGGCACGGCTGGAAGTGCGAACAGTTTCCCAGTAGCTTCTGACAGGTCTGTGCTCAACAGCCTGTTTCCAGAAACCTAATGAAAGGAGCGCTCATGTTAGTTAGAATCTGTTGCCCTTGTATCAGGCAGAATCCCATCTATAAGAACGTTCGCTGCAACCGCTATCTTGGCGAAGTAGATGGACGATACCATTTCAAGTGCGACAGATGCAAGGGCGTTATCGAAGGAGACACAAAGGAAGGATGGGTGAAAATCATCCATCTGCCAGAAAAGTGAATAGCTTTTGAAGCGCAGTTTTGGCGCAGTGAGATAGACCTTAACAGGTTTGTCTTGCTGCGCTTTTTATTTTGCCGGAAAGGAGGAAAACATGGCTGAGTATCAGATGGTCGTTGGCGGTTTTTTGAATAATCCGCTGACCGGACGTAGACCGATTGAAACGCCGGAGACGGAAATCAATCGGGCAAACGTGCTGAAAGTGGTCATGGGCAAGGCGGAGCCTATTCATCTGCTGAACAAGAACGAGATTCGCTTTCTGCACAACTACTACTTAGGTAGCCAGCCTGTCCTCCACCGCACGAAGGAGTACCACGCTGAAATCACAAACCGCATTGTAGAAAACCATGCCAACGAGTGCGTGGGCTTTTACACAGGCTACATGAGCGGCACTCCTTGCTCTTATGTGCGGTCTGAAACGGCAACTGGTGACGGCGAGGAAATCGCCCGCCTGTCCAACGCCTTGCAGTATGAGGGCAAGGATGCGCTTGATCGGCGGCTCTGGCAGTGGATGTTGGAGTGCGGACAGGGATACCGCATTGTTCTCCCTGACAAGGGGTACAACGGCAACTACCCGGACGAAACTCCCTTACTGGTAGATGTTCCCGACCCGGACATGACGTATGTGATTTACAATTCTGGCATCGGGCACAAGCCCATCGCCAACGTGCTGCACATCCCGCGCAATTATCAGAATGACCTAAACGACCTGATTTGCGTGTATACGCCAAACCAGTACTTTGAAATCGACAACGGCAAAGTCACAAAATCGGAGAACCATTCTCTCGGAATGCTGCCGATGGTCGAATACAAGCTGAACCCGGAGCGGATGGGTTTGTTTGAACCAGCTATTCCTGTGCTGGACGCTATCAATGACCTTGAAAGCAACCGTTTGGACGGTGTGGCGCAGTTCATCCAGTCCATCATGGTGTTTACCAACTGTCTTGTGGACAAGGATGCGCTTGACCAAGTAAAAGAGCTTGGCGCAATGTGTCTGAAATCCACTTCTGGTCTGCCAGCTTCTGTTTCGCAGATTGCAAACGAGCTTGACCAGCAGCAGAGCCAGACTCTGCTTGATTCCATGTTGAACGTGTACCGCAGTCTGACTGCCATGCCTAGTGCTGCTGGCAGCGAGAACGCAACGTCCGACAATGTGGGCGCAGTTATCGTCCGCAACGGCTGGAACCACACCGAAGCAAGGGCGCAGCAGTACGAAAATATGTTCAAGTACGCTGAACGCCAGAGCCTGTCTGTAATGCTGAAAATCCTGCGTGATACGGCTGGCTCTAAGTTGATGGCAAGTGACATCAACATCAAATTGCCCCGCCGTCAGTACGACAACCAGCAGAGCAAGGTTCAGATTTTCGCACAGATGATTCAGCAGCCGATTGACCCGCAGTTGGCGTTCACTACGCCCGGTCTGTTCCCAGACCCGCAGGCTGCTTACGAAATGAGCAAGCCCTTCCTGATTGCCGCTGGCAAGCTTGGCGAGGATGGGAAAGCACCGAAGCCGCAGGAACAGTCTAAACAGGATGCTGCCGACACAAATGTCGAGAACATGGAACAAGGAACAGGTGGTGTCGAAAATGAGCGCAAATAAGTATACCTACGCAGATATCAACAACGCTATAAAGCTTCTTTCCGAAATGCGTGATAACTGCATTAAGAAAGACGATGACAAGTACGATGACCCAAAGCGAGCTGAAAAGTATGACGCGCTGAGCCTCGCTTTGTACGCCATCAATATCATTCCTTTATTGTGAAGTAAAGGCTGTTGCCTTTGCCATATAAATACGGCAGGGAAGCCGGGATACAAATTTCGCAGCGTTGCAGGGAAGCAACGGTAAAAAAACGCAGGAGGAAATTAACGATATGAAACTCAATGTGTTGCTTGGTGATGCCTACAAAGAGGGCATGACCGCCGATGAAATCATTTCTGCGCTTGAAAAGGTTACAGACCCTAACGCAGAGGTTGAGAAGCTTCGCAACGCCGTGACGAAAGCCAATAGCGAAGCTGCCGAGTATAAGAAGCAGCTCAAGGCAAAGCGCACCGATGACGAGAATGCCGCACAGGAACAGGCTGATAAGCTGGCAGAGATGCAGCAGCAGATTGAAGCCCTGACTGCCGACAAGGAGAATCTCGTCAAGGAAAAGACCCTTGCATCTTACCGTGAGAAGTTCGTTGCACAGGGTTATGACGCTGAACTCGCCAACAAGGCTGCGTCTGCACTGGCTGACGGTGACATGGACAAAGTGTTTAAGTTCCAGTCGGAGTTTATGACCGCTCACGACACCGCATACAAGGCTTCTCTGCTGAAGGATATGCCCACACCTCCGGGTGCGGATGGCAAGGGCAGTTCTGACAGTGAGGGCGTGGCTTTTGCCAAGAGCCTTGCACAGCAGAACGCAAACACTTCTAAGGCATCGAGTGACGCAATGAGTGCTTTCCATTAACAAGGAGGAAAACATGAAGTTTACCCGAAACACGGTCAACGGAATCAACGATACCATCCTTGCTTCCAATGACTACACCGCCATCCCCTTTACCGTGACCGAAACTGCTGCGGTTAAGGCTGGCTATCCCATGACGCTGGCTGGTAAGAAAGCTGTTGCTGCTGGCGAGACTGGTTCTAAGACCATCAACGCCGATGGCATTTTGCTGTATGACGTTGACCCGAACGAGAACCCCAATGCTTCTCTGCTGATTCGTGGCGTTATCGACACCAAGAAAGCAGCTGCAAGTTCTGGCTTCACCTTTGACGCTGACGCAATCAAGGCGCTCAAGACCGCCGTTCCCGGCATCTTCTGCCGTGACAACATCAGCGTGAACGCTTGATAGGAGGTAAAACAACATGGCACTGAATCTTAAGGAAGTCTTTGCCCCGGCTGCGATTGCCGCCTATTGGACGAACGACCCCACCAATGCGTTGCCCTTTGCATCTGATGCACTGTTTCCTGCAAAGAAGAAGGCCGGTCTCGACCTGAAGTGGCTACGTGGTCACAAGGGCGTTGGCGTTTCTTTGATGCCCAGCGCATTTGACGCAAAGGCTACGTTCCGTACCCGTGAGGGCTTCAAGTTCGATGAGACCGAGATGCCGTTCTTCCGTGAGGGCTACCATCTGGGCGAGAAAGACCGTCAGGAAATCCTGCGTGTTCTGGACAGCAACGACCCCTATGCTCGTGACGTGATGAACCGCCTGTACGATGACACCGCACAGCTTATCACTGGCGCACGCATCGTTCCTGAGCGCATGATCTGGCAGCTTCTGGCTCCCACCAATGGCGTTCCCGGCATCACCATCAAAGCAAACGGCGTGAACTACACCTACAACTACGACCCGGACGGCACTTGGAAGAACACCAATTTCAAGGAAGTCTCTGCTGCGAAGTCTAAGTGGAACGTCACCACCGCCACTCCCATTGCAGACCTGAACGCCGCAAAGGACGCTGTTCTGGCAAGTGTTGGCGAGGTCGTGACTGAGGTGTACATGAACACCGCTACCTTCCGTAACATGATTGCTGCGGACGAGGTGAAGAATCGGTTCATGACCGTCACCGCAAAGGCAAACGCTGTTCTGCTGGACGCTGAAGCACGGCAGATTGTCGAATCTGCAACCGGTCTGACCATTCATCTGTATGACAAGATGTTCAAGGCAGACCAGTACAGTGCAAGCGAGAAGTATCTGCCCGATGGCATGGTGGTGGTTGCTCCGTCCGGCGCTCTGGGTAGCACTTGGTACGGCACTACCCCTGAGGAAGCCGACCTGCTGTCTGGTCAGTCTGGCGCATCCGTTTCCATTGTGAACACTGGCGTTGCCATCACCACCGAGCTGACCGTTCACCCGGTCAACGCCAACGTCTATGCTTCCGAAATCGTCCTGCCTTCCTTTGAGCGCATGGACGCTGTGTACTGCATCAAGGCTTACTAAGGCGAAAGGAGGAAAGCAGCATGGGAGACCAGTATTCCGAAGCGGCAGTCAAGCTGGGGCAGTACATCGCCCCTGCACTTGACCGTGAAATCACGGACGAGGATTACCCACTCTTCGACCTGCTGCTTGATTTCGCCAAAGACAAGATATTTGCGCAGGGCTACCCATTCGGCAACAGACCGGGCGAGCTGCCCTTGCAGTATCAGTCGTTGCAGATACGCATTGCAGCGGAATTGTACAACCACATCGGCGCAAACGGACAGACGAGCTATACCAACAACGGCATTACTCGTGTGTGGGAAAGCTCCGATGTGGCGCAGTCCCTGTTGAATGAAGTGGTTCCGAGAGTAGGTGTTATCGGCTGATGTTCAATGGAAGCCCGCTGGATAAACGCCCGCTGTGGTATTCGAACCCTGTTGGCGAGAAAACTCCTGTTGTGGACGAGTGGGGAAACGAAACCGGCGAATCCGCATACAAATCGTGGAGCGAACCCGCAAAGCTGATGCTGAACGTCAGCCCGCCTACTGGTTCTGCGAAAGCAAACCCTTTTGGAGCGTTCACGGATTACAGCTATGTTGTCAGTTCGTCCAGCAAAAAGCGTAACACACCGCTTTATGAAGGTACGCACGTCTGGTTTCAGACGGACGTTTCAAAGCCTTTCAATTACATCGTGGTCAAGGTCGCAGAGCATATCACAGACACGAAGTATGCGCTGAAAGAGGTGGCTACAAGTGAAAATTAAAGTGAGGTTGAGCGATGCCGGACTTCGTGACGCGGAACGTCAGATACAGGAATACAAGGCCACCCTAAACAAAAAAGCTAAAGCGCTTGCTTTTCGTCTTTCTTGGTTGGGGCTTGAAGTCGCAAAGGTGCGTTTCGCTAATGCGGAATACGCTGGCTCCAATGACGTGAAATGCCATATCAACCAAAAAGACAAGACTTGTACCATCGTTGCAGAGGGCAAGGCAGTTGCCTTTATCGAATTTGGCACTGGCGCACATCACAACGGGTATGGCGGTGAACTACCGCCCGGTGTTGGTGCACACGGCTCATACGGAAAAGGGCAAGGCGCAAACCGCAGGTGGTACTACTACGGCGAATCCGGCAATGTCGGTACGCCTGTCAAACAGGTGGATGGTAAAGGCCAGTTGAATTACACCGATGGCAACGAACCAGCTATGGCTATGTGGGGGGCTGTTGAGGAAATGGCTTCTCAAGTCGAAGCAACGTGGAGGGAGGTTTGGAATAGTTGATTGATTATTTCAATTCTATTTTCACGACCGTTGCTAAGGAGCTTCGAAAGCAAGTGCCTGGCATCTTCGTTACTGGCGAAATTAATGACAGCAACGTCAAGAAGTTTCCGTGTGTGCAGATAGAGGAAAACAGCAATCTTCCGGTTCATCGTGATTCTGCCAGCCGAAGCAAGTACGCCGCTGTTTCCATTCGCGTGCGTGTATATTCCAACAAAACCAGCGGACGCATTGCAGAAGCACGTTCCATCGTTGGAATCGTGGATTCTATTCTTGAACCGTTTAATTTTTATCGCAAGTCGTTTGCCCCGTTGAATGGGCTGTACAACAATTCCGTCTATCGGATTGATTGCAGCTACGGGGCAACAATCGGAGAGGACGGAATGATTTACCGAAACTAAGGAGGTAAACATTCTATGGCGACTGGCATTTCCAGTTACGGAATCACTCTTTATGAAGGAACTTCCGGCGCTATGACCAAGCTGTGCGACATCAAGGATTTTCCTGACCTGATTTCCGACCCGAATCTTTTGGACGTCACTACCCTTTCTGACCCCATGCAGAAGCAGATTTTTGGCATCAACCAGTCTGATCTTAAGCCATTTACCGCATTCTACAACAAAACGGATTACGCCGCCGTTACCGAGCGTGGCTACAAGGATTCGGACGGCGAACTCAATGCAACGCATCATTATGCTCTGAAGTTCTCTGATGGCTCTGGGTTTACTTGGGATGGTATGCACCAGTGCGGTATGTCCGGCGCAGGCGTTGATGAACCGTTGGAGTTCCCCATCAACATTATTTTCCTGAGCAAACCCAAATGGGCTGAAACGGTTTCCCTTAACGTTTCCTAATACATCTTAATCAAATCAATCAAACCGGGCAGAACTGAACAACGGATTTGGTTCTGCCCCTATTTATAAAGGAGAGCATTTATTATGGCTGCTAAGGTTATCAATTTTCATTCCCCCGATGGCAAGAACACTTACGAGCTGACTTTCACCCGTGACAGCGTGGAAGCCACCGAACGCGCAGGCTTTCAGATTGGCCAGTACACCCAGATGACCAATCTGCTGTCAAACTCCCGTGCTCTGTTCTACGGCGCTTTCATCGCGCGGAACAAGGGTATTAAGCGCAAGGTCGTGGATGAGATGTTCCAGCACATCGAGGATAAGGAAGACCTGATGGGCATTCTGCTTGAGATGTTCATGGACGCTTCCAAGTCCCTGCTGGCAACTGACACTGAGGACAAGACCGCAAAAAACGCAACGTGGGAGATTGTGTAACTGCACAATCTCAAGAAACAGACGGAGAGGGGGAGCTGTTCTCCTTTTCCAAGCTGTTCCACGATGTAGAAGCCTATTACATCTCCATCGGCATGACCTATGACCAGTTCTGGTACGGCGATGTCTGGCTGGCGAAGATCTACCGTGACGCAGAGGAACTGCGGGAACGCAGAGCCAACGCAGAAGCGTGGAGAAATGGCTTTTACATGGCATCTGCGCTTTCCTCTACGGTTGGCAATATGTTCCGTAAGAAAGGGTCTAGCCCCATCAAGTACATGGATAGGCCGATTCCTCTTACCCAAAAGGAGAAAGACGAGTATGAATACCAACGCGCAGTTGAGGCGCAGGAGCGAATCAAGAGAATGATGCTCTCTATGATGGAAAGTGATGGTGGTAGTGATGGCTGATGTTGATATTACGAGCTTATCCGTAGAAATCTCTGCGGAATCGCAGGGCGCAGAGCTTAATATCGACAAGCTCACTGCCGCCATTTCTAATTTGCGCACAAAGGGCAATGTCACGAAGGTTGTGAACAGCCTTGATAAGCTGGCTAGTTCCATTGCGACGCTGAAACAGGCATCCGCTGGAATGTCCGGGCTGGACAAAATTACCAGCTTTTTGAATGGGCTTTCCAACGTCAATACGACCGCAAGCACAAAGAGCATCAACACGGTCGTGAACGCAATCAAGAAGATTCCTGCGGCTGTGTCTGGCTTGAACGGCGTGGACTTTTACTCCATGTCTGGAAGCATTACTCAGCTCAGTAACGCTTTGGCTCCGCTGTCAATTCTGGACGCATCGAGCCTTAAAGCTCTTGGCAGTGCTTTTAATGCGATTGGAAAGGTTCCTGACCTGACCGACAAGCTAAAATCGACAGACCTTGATTCTTTTGCAAGTTCTTGCCAGAAGATTTCCACTGCCATTACTCCCCTTGCATCTCAGCTTGACAAGGTGGGCAACGCGTTTGCAAAGCTCCCTTCGCAGTTGAGCAAGGTTGTGACACAGGCTAACCGTGTGACCGCTGCCAACGAAAGGCAGCGCAAGAGCTATCTCAGCCTGTCCAATCAGATGAACGGCTTTATGCGGAACATGGCAAAGCTGGTATCGCTGAAAGCCATTGCTGATTATCTTGGCAACGCTGTTGCGAAGTTCAATGACTTCTATGAAGCAACAGACCTGTTTCATAATGCTATGGGCAATTTGAGCGGTGAAGCTGATACGCTCATTAGCAAGATGCAGGGCTTGCTTGGCGTTGACCCAACCAAAGCGATGACCTACATGGCTACCATCCAGAGCTTGGGAACTTCGTTTGGTTTGGCAAGCGATAAAGCATACGTTCTGTCCAAGAACCTGACCCAACTTGCCTATGACGAGGCATCCTACTGGAACAAAAATGTTGCAGAAACCTTTACCGCAATGTCTTCCGCAATCTCTGGTGAGATTGAGCCTATTCGCCGTTTGGGCATCGACCTGACTCAGGCACGGTTACAGCAGGAACTCCTCGCTTTGGGCTTTAACAAACAGGTTTCTAGCCTGTCTCAGGCAGATAAGGCAGTTCTGCGTTACATTGCCATTATGAAGCAGACTGCCAACGTGCAGGGCAACCTTGCACAGACCATCCAAAGCCCTGCGAACCAGATTAAAATTCTGAAAGCTCAGCTGGATATGCTGGCGAAGTCTGTTGGCTCTCTGCTCTATCCTGCCCTGAAATCCATTTTGCCCCCGCTGATTGCCGCGGTTCAGCTCATTCGAGAGTTCGTTGAATGGGTGGCAAAGCTGATGGGTGTGAAGGTCGTGTTCACTGATTTCACTAAGAGCGCTGATAGCGTTGGTGGCATTGGTGACGCAATGGATGATACAGCCGATTCGACAAAGAAAGCCGCCAAAGCCCTCAAGGACTACACGATGGGCTTTGATGAACTGAACATCATTGACCCCACACAGGGAAGTTCCGGCTCTGGCAGTGGCGCATCTGCTGGCAACATCTTGGGCGATGTAGACCTGTCCGGCTACGATATGTTCAAGCAGTACAATGAAGAGTTTGCAAAGCAGATTGACGCTATAAAGCAGAAAATCAAAGATATGCTGCCGGTTATTGGCGCTATTTCTGCTGCACTCGCATTGTGGAAAATCACCAATTTCCTGACGGACATTGCAACAGCAATTTCTAAAATGACGGATTTGCAAAAGTTGGCTCTTTCGATTGCAACAGTTGTTGTCGAAGCATCGTTAGTATTCAGTTCTGCAAAAGGCTACGCATCTAGTGGAAATCCTCTTGAGCTTTTAGGCGAAGTGGTGTCTGCTGCGTTTGGCTCTTTTGTTCTTTGGCGCACAATGGGCGCGGATGGCGTTACGCTTGGCATGGGCATCGCTTTTGTGGCGAGCCTTGCAGGTCTTACTTATGCACTTGGTACTGGCGAAGCCAATCTTGGCGATGCAAGCACATGGATTCAGGCTGCTTTAACAACGGCATTCGGTTCTATTACTGGTATCACACTGCTCACCAATCTTGGAGCAGCCGCTGGTACAGCCGCAACGCTTTCTATCGGTCTTGCAGGTCTTATTACCTTTGCGGGAATTACATTCTCGCTTGGTGAAAAGCTGAAAGAATTTCCCGTTCTTGACACCATCATCACTGCTTTGATGGGAATTTTTGGTGGCGTTGCTGGCGCTGGCGTTGCATTGCTTGTTGGCGCAAGCCTTCCTGTTGCTGGAGCCGTTGCTGCTGTTGGTGTCGGTATTGGCCTTGCTCTTCACTGGGCTGGTATTAAATGGGGCGCTAAAGAGAGCGGCGAAAAAACAGATGCTGCCGCAGAAGCCGACATTAAAATGCATTATGTCGAAAATGTTTTTGAGCAGCGCATTGAAGCCATCAAGCAAATTATCGTTACCAAGTGGAATGCGGCCATTGATTTTATGACTTCTCTTCCTGGAAAGGTTGGGAACATCATAAACAGCATTGGCGAGTGGTTCAGCTCTCTTCCTGAAAAAATCGGCTATGCCCTTGGCTTTGTCGTCGGCAAAATCGGGGAGTGGGTTGGAAACATGGTCGTTACTGTAACAACCGAAGTTCCAAAAATCGTTTCGTCTGTTGTTAAGTTTTTTGAAGAACTGCCGGGAAATATTTGGACTGCAATTCTCAAAGCTCTTGATGTTATTTCTAAATGGCGGGAGCGTATGGTGGCTTTCGTTGTTATTGAAATTCCTAAAATCGTTTCGTCTATTGTCGATGAGTTCAAAAAGCTTCCTGACGAATTAAGAAAACTTGGCAAATTCATCTGGGACGGCCTAATCAACGGCTTAAAAGACGCATGGAGTACCGTTACAAATGGTATTAAGAGCTTCACTGATGGTTTTGTCAATGGCTTCAAAGATGCGCTTGAGATTCATTCTCCTTCGCAAGTGTTTCACCAAATCGGCGTTTATGTCGTTCAAGGCCTTGCAAACGGCATCACTGGCGCTCTCGGTTATGTCAACGATGCTATGAATAAACTCGTAGACACCACCAAGCTCAAGGGCGAAGAGATGGCGAACTACGGCATTGACTGCGGCACAAGCTACGTCAACGGCATCATTTCCGGGCTAGACTCTAAGTGGGCCGAACTCGATAACAACCTCAAAACCAACTTCTTCGGTACGGTGCAAACTTTCATTCAGGCTGCACAGAGTGGGGATTGGAAAACAGTCGGCACTACCATTGCAGCTGGTATTTGGGGCGCTATGGGCGATGAGCAGCGTAAACGCGTCAAGTCCGCTGCAAGCGATTTGCTTGGCAGGCTGAGCAAAGAACTGAAAAGCCAAGCTTCTTCTCTGCTGAATACAGCCGCTACCATTGGCAAAAATCTGGTAAGCGCACTGACTCAGAATTTTGGCGCTGCCACAGAAAATACGGCAAAGATGGTCGAGAACATTACCAGCGTGTTCACTAAATCGAAGACTCCGCTCTCGACCGCAGCGCTTGCAATCAGTAAAGGCTTGTCTGGTGGCTTATTGAGCCAGTTCCCGAAGATGCTTGCTGGTGTAGCTGGTTTGATTACTACGATTGGTGGCGCTTTTACCGCCATGCTGGAAGCAATCGGTGGCACGTTGTCTGTGCTTGGCATTCCTACTGGCTTTGCGATGGTTGCCGGTGGCGTGGCGATTGCCGCTGCCATTGCAGGCATTATTGGCAGTATCAGCCGTTCTAACTATAGCGACAGCTCTCAGTATGCTGGCACATCTAGTTATGACTCTACCTATGGGTCTGGTTCGTATAGTGGCACCTATTCTGCCGCAAGTGGAAACTCCGAAGAGATGAGAGATGCTGTGTACAACGGCTGCTACAATGCATTCCTCGATATATGGCAGCGCTACGGAGAGGAAATTTCTGATGGCAGGGACGTGAAAGTTTACCTTGATGGCAAGCAGCTCACTGCTTCTGTTGAAAAAACGCAGAAAGAACGCGGCATGTCCATTATGGGTACTGAAGTTTACTCTTACTAAGAAAGGATGGTTCAGATGGCCAATATTCCTGCACTGGTTACGGTGAATGGCGTAGAGCTGCCGGAACCATCCTCTTATGAGGGAACTACCAGCACGATCGTGGACTCTGGGCGAAATGTTCAGGGCAAAGTTGTTGGCGCTGTCGTGCGGCATGATGTGGCAAAGGTCTCCATGTCATGGAACTACCTTACCGCGCGGCAGTGGGCCGACATCTTGAGCCTTTTCACTACAAATTTTTACTGCACCGTTAAGTTTTACAATCAAACCACAGCCGGTTATACCACCCGTCAGATGTATGTCTCCGACCGCACCGGCGGTATGTGGCGTAGAGGGCCGAAAACCGGTGGCGTGATGGGATGGACAGGGTGCAAACTTTCTCTTGTGGAGGTATGACACATGGTTGAAGTCTCCGATAAGTGGAAAGAAAAATTTAACGAAACCCTCGTCCCGGAATCTTTTGTAGAGATTACCTGTGGAATTACTGAGCCGGGTATCAACAAAAAAGCTACCATCGTCACGTCATCGGCAGCCCCGTTCTCCACCTTTCACAATATTGCACTTTCCGATAACGCTTCCATTTCGAGGTATTCCACAGGAGAGCCCAATCTCACTGTCCTTGATGGAAGCTGTGACATTGTTCCTTCTTCTCCTCCGTATGGAACTACTGGTTTTTTGAGTGCCGAGATTTTTGACGATTCAAACCATCCTGTTATCCGGCTTGAACTTCCAAGTGAAAACAAGTCCTCCGTTCCTGGCGTTTCGATTTGCTGGTCTACAGTATTCGGGGAGTACGCTACGGATTTTTCGGTCAGCGCATACCTTGGAACTAGCAAGCTAAAAACTGTGACCGTGAACGGGAACAAATCTGTCCGTTCCGATGTTGAGGCTGAACTTTCCGGGTTTGATGCCGTAGAGATTGAAGTTCTAAAGTGGTGTCTTCCTAACCGCCGAGTAAGGGTAGAACAAGTGAAAATCGGCAGGTATCTGGTGTTCGACAAGACTAAAATCTTGTCCTACAGCCATTCTTCTGCAAGAGACCCTATTTCCGGGCAGCTTTCTCAGGACTCGATTTCCTTTAGTTTGGATAACAGCGACCGCACATGGGACTCTGTGAACCCTCAAGGGATTTATAAGTACATCTATGAGCGCCAGCCTGTCACTGTTCGTTATGGAATGGATGTTGACGGGAAGACCGAATGGGTGAGCGGAGGAATGTTCTTCCTGTCGGAGTGGAGCGTCCCTGCTAACAGCATTGAAGCGTCCTTTCAGGCGCGAGACGCTTTCCTGTATCTATCCAGCACGAAGTACACCGGAAGAAAATACGGCACGCTCTATGAGATGTGCTACGACGCTTTGGAGCTGTTGGAAGCGGATGAAATTACCTTCGATATTTCGGATGAACTGAAAGATTACTCCACCGACATTACAAGCGATGGGTCTACTTATCACAATTCCGATATTTTGCAGCTTGCGGCCAATGCGGCTGGAATGGCTTTGTACCAGACTCGTGATGGCGTGATAAAAATCAACCGAGTCTACGGCTCCGATGCCTCCAACCCCATGTTGGACATTCCCGTACTGAACAATTATTCTTGGCCGGAAATCACCTTTGCCCAGAATATGCTTAACGTAGTGACTATCGTAGGAAATGCCATCTACGCTTATCCTGAAAATCCTTCGGGTAAAGGCGTGAGCCAGACTCTGAGCAATGTTATGCTCACAAAGGACATCCTTGCAAAATCCAGGAATGCCCTTACGGAGTCTTATGGAGTCCTTTCCAACCGCCGCAAGGCTTCTCTCACATATCGGGCAAGCCCTACTATTGACGCCCTTGATATGGTAAAGATTCACCATCAGTTCAATTACGATGCTGTCTTGCTGGCGACCAATGTAAAGTACACTTTCAATGGGTGTTTCAAAGGTACTGTAGAGGGGTACATGATGGCAGATGCTCAGGCTATGTCTCTTGACCATACCAGCGAACAGCTCGATTGGGGCGAGTCCGTTATTTTGTCTGCCACCCTCTCCCCTGCCTCTATTGACTCTCCTAAAATCAACTGGGCCGCTTCTCCCGAAGGAATCGTTTCCCTTCACGTTCTGACAAATGCAGAAGGAAAATCTACCTGCCAAGTCAAGTGGAATTCTCCGGGTAAGGCTGTTGTCACAGCCTCTGCAGGCAATGTCTCCGCAAAATGCTCTTTCATTACAACATCGTACAACTTGTTTGATGTTGCAGAGGGCGGCACCGTCCTTATGGATGAAGGCAGCAACGTGGCCGAGTTCATCGTTGCAAAGCATGACTACGAAAGCGAGCTGAATGGAGCCGGGCGAACTCTTCTGGTTCGAAAACACTACGCGGCTATCATGGCTTGGAGCTCTACATGGTCTACTTACGCCAGCAGCAGCGTAAACAGCTGGCTCAACGGAGAGTACTTCAACGCGTTCAGCTCCGCCCAGAAGCAAGCTATTGATAAGACGACCATCTATTATACTCCTGGCTTTTCTGACTCTTATTGCAATTCTGGCAGTAGCAAAATAGCCACGATGGCGAAAAGCATTTTCCTGCTTTCTTACCACGAGTTCGGGTATGACACGGAAGGTTCTGATGCCCCGAATTGGACAACTAGTAGCCCAAGCTATAAGCACAACGAGGGTACTCCCCTGCAAAATGCATCTGGAATCCTGAAAACGATGCTTGCCTCTGACATGGAGGGCTCCAGCAGAGGACGATCTATTTGGACGAGAACTCCTTACCTGTACTCGCTTCAGATGCTTCGTGATATTGCTGGCACAAGTTCAAGCGCAAATAAGTACTGGCGGCCGCTGTTGGTAAGCAAACTTGTAGACGCATGCGCCGTGTATGATTCTACGTTACAAGTGAATACCAACGCAGAGACGATTTCTTACGCTACGAATGACGATTCCCCCCGTAAGTATGATAATGTTGTTCACCCTGCATTTACCGTTCCAAAGTCTCTCGCTATTGACGCTGACGGCAAACTGATTTTTTAAGAGGTGAAATATGGCAACATGGATTACAGACCGCACACAGGCGGATGTTGATCGCGTAAAAGAGCTAACAGCCAAAGCCAGAACCGGCACATGGACAGGGGAAGAACGGTCCGAGTGGGCCGCAGGCATGAAGGGCGCTCTGAGCTATACGGATTACAACCGCATTGAAAACGGAATCGAAGAACTCGCCGAAATCGTTGGCGCGGATTATTCCGCAAGAATCGTTCAAAAAAAAGTGGAAGTCGTTACAGCGAGAAACTCAGACG